TATGATGATATAGGTAAATCATTACATTTAAAACCTGCTGTATCTTTTTTCCAATACTTAATCTTTTCTTCTACTTTACCATCACCCCATATCTCATCGTACAAGATGTAGTTTCTAGCTGCTTCTAATACTTTCTTTTCCCAGTTCTCACTAAATTTCTTTTTAGCAAACACCATGTAGTTATATAAAAATCTATCTCTTTCGTCTTTTAGTTTGGTTCCTGATTCCTGTATCTCTTTGCAGATCATCTGTAAACATGGAGGACCATCAGCAAACTCTTCGGGTCCACCGGTCAATACTTCTTTTATTTTTTTATTACTAACCTCTTGTAAACTTTCTTTTGTTTGTAGATTAGCCTCAATTACTTTTAAGAAATAATCTAAATCCATTTTACTTCCATCAGGTCTGTATGCTCTTCTCTCGTTACCATTAAAGTATGGAAGGTTTATAAAACTACCAGTGGTTCTCTCTCCATTTTGATTTTTACCAAGAGCAGTTTGTTTAGGAAATATTTCTGTTTTTGCTGGTAAACCAAATAAAAATAATAAATTAGATAAAAATTCTCTAATTAAAGATGCAGGTACTTTTTCTTTTGTAAATACATAAATGTGAAGTCCACCACTTTTTGACTCGATAGGAATTACAGGTAAACTTTTTTTATCAATAACTTTTAAATACTTTTGTAAATCAAATTTTTCATAGTCATCAGGGTCAACATCGATTGCACCAAAGCTAGCCATACTCTCATCATCACAAGCTTGTAGTCCAATTGATTTTTGTCCTTTTAAATGATCCTCATAGTCTCTATCTGTGATTGGTCTTTTAGCCCAACCATAATCACCTGGATCAAATTTAAGTTTGTTTGTTTTAGGATCATGGTATCCATTCTTAACATTACAGAAACCAAAGTCTCTTTTTAGTCCACTAAAATATCTTTCAAATTCTTTCATTTAAATATCTTTTTAACTCTTTGTCTTGTACGTTTTCTGGTATCTCATTCTTATAAAATATCCTGTAGCTATCACTACCATACTTACCTATACCAAATAATTCTGTTGCATCCTTTCCGTCCCATGTAAGATAGTCTTTAGACATTCTCCATATTCTGTTGGCCCTAACATTTTTCATACCAAGACCCTCTAACATTGAAGCTATAGTTTCTTTATCAGATTCTAATAAATCTTCTGCTGTAGGAAATTTTTCAAAAAATGACGGTAGTAATTTTTTTACCTTTTTACGACCTGTTTGGTTTAAACATATGACGCCCACCATATGTTGCCATACGTTTATAACCTGTTGCTGAACCATTAAATCATCTCTCATAATATAAAGAGGGCGCTTCCACTCTCGCTTTAGCGCCCCACTCGCGAATGTCCCCTTAAGGAACTCGGTTATACAATGTCTCCAGTATTTTTAGGCGCATCGTATTTTGGCTTCGCTGCACCTTTAGATACAGTTTTTTGAAGTTGTTGTGCAACTTCATAGATATCTGCATCTGCTTTATCACTGACATCAAGATTTCTAACTCTTGATGGTTTATAGACATGCCAGCTTTTACTACCTGCCGTCTTACCCACAGTTTTTAAATTATAAATTGCTGAGTAAGCAGCTGGGTTAAAAGAGCCCTCTGCATCAGAGAATCTAAGATTCTTGATCAGATTGTTTAGCTCTCTTGCTGGTGTAAGATTAGAAGATCGCATAGCAATAACAGCTGGTTTTAATTCACCACCTAACACTGCTAACACGTAGAAGTATGCAGTTTTCTCTACATAGTTT